TTTATTCACAGCACAACCAAAAGCAGAGTCTTGGGTGCAGATTTCACCTCTACAACACGCACCGAAATATCCTTCGGTACAACAATTTACCCAATTGGGAGCGGTCTCATCACATGATCTACCCTCAAAGAATACACCATCAATTAGATCACAAAATTCAGCATCGACTGATAGACAAACCCCGTCTTTACAACAGGCTCCATCACCCGGACATTTGTTTGGACAACCACCAGATTCTTGTATTTCTGCACAGGTTTTATCTGCAAATAATCCACCGATTTCATCACACTTTTCTTTTGTGCTTCTTACACATCCATCATTTACACAACAAGAACCTTCAACAAAGCAGTTTGGACCTTCTTGTCTGTCTAAACATGTTACTGTATCAAACACACCTTCGATTGCATCACAAAAAGCTTTTGTAATATAATCATCACAAGTTGTAGTAAAGTCTCCAGATTCTCTGGAACAATAACAACAAGATCCTATTGTATTCTCAAACAACGCCCCCAACTTTTGGGATGGTGTTTTTATCTTCTTTGTTCCAACTGTTCTATCTCTGAATTTAAACTGTGCCTGTATTTGATCTTTAGTTAAACCAGACTGATTTAGTATATTTGACATTGGTAGATAAACACCAAAGCATACACCTGCCACTGTTTCTAGTGGATCTCCACCGCCAAAGAAATTGTGTGTTCCATGAATTTTTTCACTTCCACTAGCCCCACTAACACCCGGTGTTAAATCCTGTACATTCCAGTTCACCAACGAGGGCTGACTGCCGGGAACCTGTCCGGCATCAATTGAAGAAAAACTTTCTCTCACTATCTTAAAAGTAAACCCAACAGATCCAGAACTTCCGGTGTTTGCAACAGGAGTGGGATCATAAGTTAAACCTCTTGCTCCCTTGCCACCAGTTCGTCCATCTCTAGTGAAGAAAACAATTTCTCCAGTGTTTCCAATTTTCCCAACATCATATGTTTTACCACTAAGAACTATTTCATCGGTTCCATTTGAACCATGAATTGGATGTGCGATTATATCACTACCAGAAATTCTTAATCGTTTGAATGTTGCAGTGTTTCCATCTACTGATTTTAGTATGCTGTTATAAGTACCACCATAAACAGGAGCAGCGATAAAAATGCCTTCGGGTAAAATATCACCTGTAGCTCCGATTATATTATCAATGGTAAACTCTTTACCATCAGTAAGACTGATCTTAATTCCGGAAGCTGACACTCCAACTATGTTAGATATCCCAGCACCAGTATTACCCCTACTTCCTAGAGTATAGCCACCAGTAGTTCCAGTTGCTCCCTTTGCTCCGGTAGGTCCAGTAGGTCCAACAGGACCCGGTGCCACTATGATATGTCTACTACTTCCAGCCATTAACTATCCCTTATAACCTTTGGAACTCTCCAAAGTGAATCATCGCCGGATAGATATTTTGAATCACATCTAATCAAACGAACTGGTCTTACTTTGTATTTATTTTCTAAACGATTTGCTTTATATGTAAAGAATTGAGTAACATCTCCATTAGGATTGAAGTGCATTGCCCAAGCTTCGGATCCAGATATAATACTTCCATCACCCAGAACTACACCCTCACCACTCACACCGGATCCTAAAGTTGATCCAGCATATTCATTAAAGGCTCCAGTTGATGTCCAGTGCCAACCATCAACTGGAACACCTTCATGTTCTAGTAGTTTTACATTTAAGTTAAAGTTGTAGTAGTCATCATCACTGGTACAGTTTGCAGCAATAAACGCCATCTCATCATGACTGGGTAAATACCAGTTCGATACTGCTGCTGGGTTTTCTCCTGTTTGTCCGTCAGAAGTTAACCCGTCAGATAATAATCTAGCAGCTCTAAAAGATGTCATCTCACCTGCGGTTGGACCAAACAAACTCTGATCAAATCTAACATCGAACTTGCCATCACTATAGTTATCAGCGGAAACTAGTCGTATTGTATTTAACAGTCCCCAATTTCTTCTCCAATATCCATTATTGGCTTGCTTTGGATGTGTTGCAGCCCACAACTGAGGATCTGTCCTAGTTCCTCTTGCTTTTTCACACGAAACAAAAGTATTGCTGTTTAGGTTATTGAGTGACTTCGAATACTTGGAATCATACCAATAACCCTCATTACCAATATAACTTTCGTAGTTTGGTAAGTCATTATATTTTCCGTTTATTTCATCGTACAGTGGACCCCAGGCACACCCAGAGTTACCCCAAACAAACTCTTCTTGCGTAAAAGGACTACCGTAGTCTGACAGAGTTGAGCCAGAAATTGCAATCGGTTCTTTGGAAACTATGAGAAGATATGAATCTGGCAGTGGTTCTCCTGCAACAGGCAAATCTGTTCTAAAGAAAGGGTTGCAATTACTAGCAGTTCCACCACTTATACCATATCCATTATAGTCATATGAACTGTAATAGTATTCAGAGTTTCTCATATTTCCATCAATCAAACTCATGGTGTTTCCCGGACTAAATGCATGTCTCGCACCAAGAAGTTTAGATCCATATGGGTTGTATAATCCAACAACCACACCTCCGGCAAATTCATCGCCTGGTTTTATTTGCTGTGAACCAATTATACCAGAGCAACTACTTGTTGCTTTATTTGTGCAGTTTACTTGAGAACATGTGGTTCCTTTTCCTGCGTAGTATCCACCTGTTGCGATACAAGAATCTCCTGAGATTCCGCTATCACAATCTCCTGATGGTCGGCAGCAAGCCCCGGTTCCCCCATAACAGCGATTCTCTCCGTTTTCGTCAATACATTGAACCCCGAGTCCGTGGAAAAATCCACCCGACTCTACACAATCATAGTGTGTTTTTAGTTCACAATCACCAACACCATTACAACATGCTCCGAGATCTCCAAAAGCAGAATTGCAACTAATATCCACACAAGATATATCATTACCACCAAAAATGGTTTCTATATTTTCTTCCAAACCTAATGATAAACATTCATATGCAGTCATTTGCTGGCATTGTATATTCCCAAAGTCGGTGTTTTTTATACAACATGGACCTTTTACATTACAGATGTCACAAGTAGATCCTGTTCCACCAAAAGTCCCACCGGCAATACAAGTATCACAAGTAGAGCCAACTCCCTGAAAATAACCATTCGTACAACCATCTATTGTTCTAAGATCACAAGTTCCTGATGCACTACAACATGCCCCGACACCAGTTACATCTTCAAATGAACCTTCAAAATTTCTAAACAGCGGATCATCTTGATTTGGGTTACATGAAAATACCAGTGAGTCTGATACAGATAGACCATCTAGAGTAACACCACCAATAGAAACTGGACCTTGAGATACTAGGTTTCCATACCAAAGACCATCAACCCAAAAGAAATTGTAAAGTTGTTCCACACCAATGTTATTATCATCTAAAGAAAAACATGGGACTCTATTGTACGGAAATACAACGTTTGTTCCAAATCTCTGATATGAATCATTGAAAGGATTATGGTGCCTTTTCATGAATATACTAATTGCATGACCTTTATCAGAATCTTCTGGAGGTAATATGTTAAAAACTACACGCCTTCCAGTAGGTACTGTGGTTGCTTCTACTATAAAGAAATCTGCTTCTCTTGGATCTATATCAACTCGCCAAGTAAAAAAGTCTTCTAATAACGTGTAGTTATTGGAACTTGTTCCTATGATCTTAAATCTTTCTGCATACCTTGATATCGCAGATTCTAGAGTTTCTTCTATAGGATCGTATTTTATTCTATCGCCAGTTGCAGCCGGACCAAGCTTAAAAGGACCGCTGACTCCCTCTGGTATAAATGATCTTATAATATCATTTTTAGTTGCTGCTTCATCTAGTTCTATGCTACCAACGAAACCAACATTATAGTCTATTACAATTTCATTTCCATCAATAGTCTCGAAGACATTTAAACCAAATCCAGTAGCAGTTATAGGTCTAACTGAAATTCCTTGGAGTTGATCTCCACAAACACCATCATACAAACCAATACCAGTCGATCCTTCGGCGGTTCCTGTTATGAACTGGAAGGACGGACCTGTATAACCTACAAGCGCCCCGTCTGCGTACAACACAACACCAGAGCTAAATCCCTGTTCTAGTGTAGATCCTGCTAAGGTAAATCCTAGTAGTTCGTTTCCAGTGCCACCACTGAGTCCATATGAAAGCGGTCCAGTATGTCCTTTGGGACCACTAGGACCTGACAGTCCAATTGGACCTGTAGATCCACCGGACTGACCGGCGTGGATGAAGCTTACTGCACTGCTTCCATAAGTACCTTGTCTTGCCACTGCGTCACCTTCCAGATTAAGTTAGATTTAAAGTGCTCTCTACAGTAGCTTTATGTGTATCTAATGCAGTAAGTTTGTCATACAAATCGACAGGAGATCCTGTCTTACTCTGATTATATATGGTCGCAGTGTCAGTGACGGTTAGGTTTTCTATAGTAACACTAGATGGAATTGAAACTGCGCTGGTAGAACTTACTTTGATATAGGGATATAACTCAATTTGTCTTTGAGTGTTCTGACCAACGATGACTGTCTCTGTTTTTCTTGAAAATATGGGTGTTGTAAACGCATAATGTGTATTGGATGATATTGTCCAAGTTCCTGATGCAATAGTAATTTTACCGGAGGAATCAGCCAATCCAGTAATTTTTCCTGACCCATCACTAGATTTTCTTACATCAAAATAATTATCTACGGTGTTTGCTCCAACAACTTGACCACTCCAAGTTATTCTTCCATTTGTTTGCTGGATTGCAGAACTTCCGATTAAACCCGGATCTGGCGGTGTATTGACATAAATTCTTTCGTCCAAAGATGAAAGAGATGCCGATGAATTCAATGCACCATATAAATCTTTGTAATCTAAAATTGTAAAGGTCAGAGGTCTGTCACATCTTTTCCAATTGTAAGAATCAGATTCTGTTATTGAATAAATCAACGCGCCAGGAGGCTCTGTTCCAACTTCACTTGAAATTTCCTCTCCACCGATAATGTAACCAACATAGTTTAAAACTTGTGCATTAAAGCCTGGAGTTTTAATTTTTTGTATAACTGGTTTTACAACATATCCCGGATTGTTTGGTGCAAGAGCCTGCAATACACCGCTAGTATTTCCCGACAGGAAGTAAACATCTTCTCCACCCGCACCGCCAGTCACACCGTCTTCATCTTTTTCTTGTCTGAGTGTGATTGGACCTGTATCTGGATAATTTATCATTCCATAAAGAACAACATTAAGATTAGATCCAGTAATACTCTCTACTACACCAAAAACTTCGGCATTGGCAGGATCATTTGCGAGAGATGTCACATACCTGTTCAATCCCGGATCGTAACGAACTACATGGCCAGCACTTAATCCATTTTCTACAGAATATTCATCAGCATCCCTAGAGATGGTGGTGAGTAATCGAGCACCAACTGTATTAAGGTTAGCGACACTTCTAATTGAATCAATGTTTGATGAACTATAACTGGGCATTTTTTATTCCTTCTTAGAAATCCGAATCTGCAACGTAGTGAACAAAGATATCATCAAATGCCACTGCACCAGCGTTGCAGAATATTCTTATTCCACCTGGTCTAACAGTAGACGCGGTTATTGGAACAACACCAGCAGCAGCAGTTCGCAAAGCACTATTATACCCAACAGTCCCACTTGTTTTAGTCAAATCTCTCTGTGCAGATTGATTGTATCCATCTGCTACTTTTCCTGAACTTGGAGAATAAAGACTTACTGTTGGTGCTTCTCTCATTTTGACTGGGAAATCATAATAAAACGAGAGCGTGGGTGAAGTCGTAAATCTAACAGGTTCAAAATCTGCTAAAACTTCATTGAACATGGTAACTAATCCAGTTCTAGTAGATCTATCATAACTTCTCTGATAATACCTAGAACACCTAGCCAGTTCTCTCTGAGAAAACTCTTCCGTGATTTTTTCTATTTCTGGTAGAGGATCTACAAAGCCTTTGTATAATCTCCACTGCGCCAAATCTAAAGTAGCACCAGATGTTAGATGATTTAACTTGAGTCCGAGTCCCAAGAATCCATCTGCCCTCGATACAGTTTTACCCGATGGGACTGGTGGAACAGCAAACCTCAGAGCGAACTGACTAAATTTAGTTCCCAACTGAAGTTGACTGATTTTATAATAATCATAAGTCGTTCCATCATAGTATCTCTTGAGATAAAGATCTACTACATCTTTAGTTGCACCTCTGAGGTATCCAGAAATTGTAATGTCTTGTCCGACATAACTGTCTGCCCCCTCTATTCTGTTTTCAAACCCAGCAAAGTCTCCCGAATTACCAAAGGAGAATCCGGATGCTAGAGTGTGTGACAATTCTGTATAGAAATTGGGACTTCCTAAAACATCTTGTTGTCCAGCATCAAAATCCATTCTTCTTATTTTCGCAGCGGAAACACCAGCCCCGACTCCAGTGTAGTTGCGAATGTAGTAACGATACCAACGATCAGCAGAATAAGTATCACCAGTGCCGGTAAAGTCTGCGGTTATTCCAATATCTCTTTGCCAAATTTCGAAAGAACCATTTATTAATTCGGAACCTTCCACATTGGGATTTGGTTCTGTACTATTGAACTGTCTATTAGTTCCTCCAGATTCACCAGATCTAAGTCCACTAACAGCACCACCTGCGCCTGGTGCATGGACAAGAACTATTTCATTTGGAGTCCTAATTAGAACTGGTTTTAATACATTACCCGGAATTGCGTTGGTTAGGTTACCACCTTCTGTTAAGTAATTAATTCCCGGAGCTATATTACCAGTAACATTACTGTCACCAATAATTCCGTGCGTGGTAATTTCAAGATACTGACTCTCGATTTTTTTGGTTACAATTCCTAGTGTTTGATCTGCAAAGTCTTGTGTAAGATTACTACCAAAAGTAAATCCGTCTGTGCTGTTAAATCGAACGATATCACCAAGACTATATGGAGAGTTATCTCCAACGTTCGGCATTATTCTAGATCTCAAATCTCCGCCGGTAGATCCAGTCTTACCACTTAGTAATTGACCTCTATATTGCAGAAGTAGTCCTTGGTTTCCTGTGATTCCTAGCAGAACTGGCTTCGATACTAAACCTGTTATTTGTGGTTCTTCTGTGGTTATTCCGCCCATGTAATGAGTAGATGGGTTTAAGAAATATACCTGCCCTGTTGTCAATCCACTCGGACCAACTTGAGATTGCATGAATGTATTTGTCAGGCCGGTAACATAACCGGATGTTGTGATGTCAATGATAGAAATGCCACCACACGCTCCTCCGGTCGGGGGCGAAGAAGATATGCCAGTAACCATACCTATCATTTCCGCCCGGAAACCACTGTCCGCACAAGCGTAGGTTAATCCTGCTTCACTTGAGGATGACAGTGTTCCGTGATTGCTATCCAGTCTAACGAAAGTTCCGACAGTGACTCCTGTAGTCTCTCCACCAGTTCCAAGATATCTAAAAACAGTGGCCGGAACTCTGAGTCCGCCTGTATTTTCATCGCTTGATCCAGAAAAATTCAACTCTCCAGTTACAGTTAGATCACCGGCAACGGTATGGGTAGGAACACTGGATGCCAGTTTAAGCTTGATATGACCTGCGGTTATTGCGTTTGTAGTGGCACCAAGAACAACATCTATACCATCACCAGTACCGGCAATGTTATATAAATGCATACTGTTTAGCTTAGTAATAATTTCAGCGTTCTCTTTTTGAACCCAATCATAGAAAGTAGTATTACTGGCTAACTCTTCTATTCTTTGAAAATTATCATTTTCAATCGTCATCTGTGTGTTCCCTTACTAAAGCCTATCATGCGGTATCAACCAAGTAATTATTAATAAATCTTATCGTCTGATCAGCCCGAGGGCTGGCAATTGCAGAGACTCTGGTTCTATCGGGGTTGACGGGAGTTGCCCCACCATTACTCGAACCAAAAATGACGGGAGTCAGAACTAGTTTCACTCTAACAGCGCCAAGTGGTGGTGTTCCTTCTAAACTGGAGTTATCTGCAAGATCGGGATCAAACTCAAACCCCTCTACATTTTCATTTGCAAGAAAATATTTTTTACTAATCTGGAAACCAACAGCACTGCCATTGGAAACTCCCTCAAACCTGTAAGTACCAAAGTCTCCATCACCTTCAAAATATACCCACTGCTTGAGACCACCACCAACATCGTCAGGTAAAGTTACTAAGAACCAACCCGGATCAACTTCAATCAGGCTCCCGCCGGAAGACCAACTTCCACGGACACCCACCGTGGGAGAAACCGGACATGCGCCAGGAGCGGTAACATCACCCCAACCCGGTCCAGATACATCTGCGTCTGGAGCTACTAGACCACCCCAGTTACTCATCATTGTTGTTGTTAAGGTTTGATTAAGAAAAAATCTTTCCTGAACTTCATTCAATTCAGAAGCTTGCAAAGGATATCCGGGAACGAACCCAGTGAATGTGTAATTTTTAGGAAGACCTGTTGCCTGCAATTCTTGGTTAACTGTTCTGGCATAATAGGGAAAACTGCTAAGAGGGAATGAGAATTGTCCCCCAGCCTGTGCTTTACCGAATGGAATTAAAGATCGTTCTGCCATATATTACCTCAGCTCCCCGCCATGTTAAGTACGATGTTAGCTCTAAATTTTCTTCCACTCTCTGACATAACTCCCTTTGAAGACAATTCAGTAGAAGATGGAATCACAACTTTAGTTGCTCCTGTATGTAGGTTCTTACCTGTATTCGCTTTTATCTCGGGTGTCTGTGTCACGTTCGTTATAATGTAATCACTACCACCCAAAGTCAGTGTTGTTCCAGATTTAAAGTTTTCTGGCTTTGCAGTCGCCAACTCTATACTAACTACAGAAGAACTTGTTTGTGTGGAGGCAACAATTTTATCTCTTGCAGCAGATTGTGCTTTTTTTGGTTTCAATGATCTTCCCACAGAAAACAATGTAGCCTTGGCTACCACAGAAAGTGCCGGTGCATCTGGTTCTGTCGATGCAATTGCGGTAAATTTAGTTGTAGAAGCAACGACAGATTTTTCTGAAACATTTTTATCAGAAAATAACACTGTGCCATCTAATTTTTGAGCACCCTCTATCAAACCAAACTTATAAAACTCTGTCTGATCTGTGCTGTTTGCTATGTCGGTATAATCAAGAGAAGCCGTAACAGAAACTCTAGTTGCCTCTAGAACTTGTCTCAAATTAAATCCACCAATCGGCTCCATTCCAAGTGTAATTACATTTTCCAACACAGTTTTATCATTAACACCAGAAACATCTGATAGATCAACTGTAAAGTCACTATAACCTGATCCATTGTTTTCTATTTTTATACCAGTTATGAGATATCTCTGTTGATCTTTGCTTAAACTTGCATCGTTTGTTCTTTCTGTCAACAATCTTATTGTTGCATTGGAACCGGACGATGAGAGCAAAGGAATTACCGGATTCGATACATTAATTCTTTTCTGTATATCCGTCAAACCAGACAAATCAATTTCACAAGAAATGATTCTGCCACCAGCAGTTCGAGTGTTTATTAAACTAGATGCAGTTGAATTTGGATTATATGAGAATATGTTCTCTGCTAGTTTTTCTATGTCTGTCTTTGTTGACTTGGTTGGATCACAATTAGGACAAGAAGAACATGTAGATCCGCCAGGTCCTAATTTTTCGGTAAAGGTACTTTCTAAATCTAAAGAATTTGCGATAGTGTCACAATCCATACATGTTGTGCAAGAGAATGACATAACAAGGTCGCTCTTTCCAAAAGTGGCACCTTTAGATTGTGAGAATCCACCTTCTCTTGCATATAAACAACAAGATCCAGTTTGTCCAGCACCAGTAGGGCAAATTTGCAGAGCTTTCGTGGTGAGAGAACCCGTTTTTGTTTTTATATCAGAAAAATCAAATGGATCGGGGACTGCGATCCATTTGTCAAAGTTTACTGAATTCTTTTGACCCAAATCTTCTCTGAAAAGAAACAGATATGAGTAACCATCCTTTTCTGTGACAATACCAGATTGGTGTGTTGGCATAACATTTGCAACTGGTTGTAGGGGTGTCCCGTTGAACTGTTTATTGTTTAGTGGATTATTACCTAGAACCAAATAAGTGCTTCCATTTGGTGTAATTAGATAATAATTTTTTCCTGTGTTGGAGTCTTCTGGATTCCATGCATAATATGGTGATCCTTGTGCCCATTTTACTCTTCTTGCTACAACCTTAACATCGTCGGCCGATATTTTTGAATATAGTGTTGCATCACTTCCTGCATCAATCTGATCTTTTGCTGTGTTCAGAGTACCAGCTCTTCCTGTTGGTTCAGGTGAACCCAGAAATAATGACAAAGATCTATCCCCTTTTTGGATAGACTTCACGAATTGGTGTGCGTTGTTGGCACCCAGTCCTATTGGTGAAATGTTGTTTTTAGTTACAGCCATTCTTCTTTCCTATTAAGTACAGTTACCATCAGCAGCACACAGATTATCACAACTAGTTATACCTAAATTCGGATTAGTTACACCATCTATATTTAGGGGTAAAAATAACATATCAAAAACCTTCAAATCACCAATCGGAGTTTCACCGCTTACACCACTAGCCCAGTTTGGGTGTACAAACGAGGGCATATTATATGTATTACCAGAAATTGCATCGGAGCTGGGAGATCCAGAACATCCGGCTATTGCATCAAATCCAATTATATTTTCCATTGAAAATACAACATAATTACCTATCTGTGGGTTTTCGAAGAATCGAGGATCTAGTCCATCGAAGGTAGATCCCACCACGGCAGGATTATAGTCATCTATTGTTGTTTGGAAAAATACTCTGGTGCCTATTGGGTGTAGAATATTATTATAAGAAACTTCATAATCAGCCAAAACTGGAATATCTTCTGCTTGTTCTGTCAAAAGATTTACAGTGTATGTAAAATCATTAAAGAATCTGTCAGTCATTCTTCCGTAGTTAAGAAGAGCATTTTCGCTTGCTTCTGAACCAAAAAATCCACCAGAAGATCCAGTATTGGTTGCGATGTTACCAAGATTCAACCGCATCATCTCAGTTTTTGGTTCTTGAACCTGAACACCATTTACTTTATCAAAAATTGTCGTAAAGAATCTCGATATTGCTTCTGGAGTTGTTTTTCTTCCATAAAGCTTATCTTTTATATTCTTAATTAATCTCTTGGTACTATTGACATCAACTAAATTTAAATTCACTAATCCGTCAACAAAGGTATTGATAAAATGTTGAGCAGTAGTCTGATCCATAAATTCAATATCTTGAATTCTTTCTATTGTATCTACTCTATACTTTGCCCCAGCATTTTTATCACAATATAACCAATTATAGTAATACTGCAAAAATTTAACAAACAAAGTTTTTTCGTTACGATCTTCAACCTTCATCCAAAACGGGACAAATTTTCTCACATCATATGCAATACCACAACTGTCTGTTAATAAATTTGGTATTCCATCCGCGTCCAATACTGGACCAGATGAAGGTACTTCCGAATCACCGAGCTGATTGTCTATGCCATTATCGGCCAAAGGACCTGGTATAACAGGTTTATTATTGTCGGAAGTGTCAGAACTAATAAAATTAACAAATTCTTCTATTACTTTATCTAAATCCAAATCTTTATTAAGGGACAATTCAACTAAAGCCTGATCTTCTCTTTTAGAAGCCAGACTAGAGCCTTTTTTTACCTCATCTGAAAACGGAATTAGTGACAAAATTTATCCCTCATGAATTTACTAGTCTTACTGAATTTGCAATTGGATTTATAATAACCTGGCGAACCCCCGAAACAGAAGTTATATCAAAAGGATTTGCAGTTAAAGTAAAGGGTCCTCTTGTGATTCCACTATTAATTTTTACAATCCCTGTGTCGAGATCAACATAACCAATACCAACATCTTCAACCACAGCACTACCTTCGTCTTCGATTAATCTAAGACTAAAGCGTCGAGTTGGAACTCCGGGTATTTGTTGACCCTGCGATAAACGACAAGGAACAGAACTGAGTGGACTAGAAAACGAGTTTCCGCTCGTCATATAAAATACTGCCAATTTATTACCAAAGTAAAATGTTTTTTCTCTTGTATTTGAAGTTGAACTCGATATGTTAAATGCACAGATAAAGAATGGATATGACAAATCAGTTTTGTCTGGATTTACAATTGGAACTATGCCCGGATCAATACTCTCTATATCTTGACCTAAAGCTAGTGTATCTAAAGAGTAATTAAACTTTCTATTTGTAATTCTATTGAAAGCTTGATTTATTTCAGAGATGACTTGCTCGTCGGATTTTATTGCGTTTGTTTTGTCTCTTCTTACTATCAAGTCTACGTTGGCATTAACAAACTCAGCCTTTTTATATTCCGGTATAATAGTTACTACTGTTTTTTCTCGTAATATTTTTATAGCTTCTTCTGCGTTAGGGGAAGAAGGATCAATTGCATTTTGGTTTCCATCAACTAAAGAAACAAAAAGTCTTCCTAATACTGGAGGGCTTAGTTCATCACCACCAAATACACTAATAAACTTATTGGGATCGCCTTCTCCCTGACCAAATCCAGCTTCATTTAAAAGTGCAAGACAATCATTTTTAGTAACAGCTCTGTCTTGCGCCGCAAATGTTTTTGGTATGAAGAATCTAAGGTTATCTGGATCTGGATCATCTTTACCGCCGGAAGAGTTGCCAGTTTGTGGGACTAACTGTGTTCCCGAATTGAGTGATATTTGTGTTCCGCCGTCTATTGAATTGGGAATGGTTTTGTAAGCAAAGAATCCATAGTTGTTTCCTGCTTGACCACCGGACACCAAATACGAAACTCTAACAATACTGTTTGTGTTTAGTCCAGATCCTATAACAATTCCGGTACTGGGATCATATCTCCCACTGAAATTAACATAGAATCCATTTCTTTCTCTTTCTAAAAAGTAGACTGTATCGTCTTCGAATATGTTTGGAGCAAAAGTACCACTTCTTCTGTACTCAACAAACGTACCTGTTCCTTCGACATCAACTTCAACTTTAATTGTTCTAATGTCAATGTCTGTGCTAGGAAGAAAAACTCTTTGTTGTTCTGGTTCAGTTTCAAAAATTTGTTCTATCACTGCTTCTGTCGCTTGATATGCATCAAAAATTGCAATCGGTTCTTCTGTCCCCGGAATATTCTGTAGAGTAAACTCTTTTGCGTTAAAGAACGTAGTTGTTTGTCCATTTGCATTAGTTGCTTGGATTGGCTGAAAAGCAGCAACCGAAGCTCCGGCTTCGCCGGCTACTCGCAATTTTAAACTTACCGAAGAAGAAATTCTACCGGGAACAACATAACCCATTGGTTTTGCTAAAGATATTAAAGAATCAGGTCTTTGTGCCGTATCAATGAACATCTCATTTGCAAACATGTTATTATAGAATGCATAATAAAAACTGTTATAAGCCAAAAGATCAACTAAGGTTCCAATGGCAGATCCATCAAAGGAAAAATCTTTAAACTCTTCTTGTCCACCAAGAAATGACTTTAGACTTGCTTTGATTTCATCGAAATCTAAACTACCTAGTTCAATTTTGGGATTGCTCATTATCGAAGCCTTTCTAACTCAACCACAATTGTGGATGTATCGGTAACAGTTGTGTCCTGCAAAATAACCTTGTAAGTAACTCTAACATCAACATCAAAATTACTCTCCCTCTCCAGAATTTCAATTTTTTCTAGAGTGGCTCTGGGTTCATATCTTGCTATTAAGTTTTCCCATCTGTGTTGCAGTATACCATAATCAATAGCATTATCATTCTCAAACAAGTACTCATATAACCCACCACCGAAGTCCTCATCAAATGGTCTTTCTCCAAGTCCAGTCAGTATTATATTCTGAATAGACTGACGAACTGCATTTATATCAGTCTTCTTATTTACGTCTTTCGTAAAAGAATTCAATCCAAAACTAAAATCTAAGTCTGAATAAATGGGCATGTGATGATTCCTTGGCTACTGTATTTAGCCAATATTTTTTACTGGATATCTTTCAACCAGTCAGTGATTTCTTCGGATTCTTCTGGGCTTTTCAACAAACTATCTCTAGTTAAAGTAAGTCTCATGAAGTAAATTGTTGGATCATTCATTTCATGTGTAATTTCTTGAATCATCCATTTACCACTCAAATTCTTTTCTTCTATATTAGGATCGGCCTCTTCTGGTGGAATAGTGATTCTTATGATATGACCTGGTCTTAGATTTAGATTACCAACCATACCAATTTGTATGACCTGCGAACTTGCCAATTGTCCTTGAGCGTTTCTATACAACGGAGTGTGTGGCGGAGTATCCCAAAAAGTGGCTAAACTTTTCGTATATTCCATATATTCATGAAATTTATCCCCAATACACGGACAATTACAACTACTAGGACTATTTGGTTCGTCCCACAAACAACCGAGATACTCTTCACCTAAAACATCTTCTATTTTAAGGCATTCTTTTGTATCTAAAACCATATCATCCAGTTCATCATCAGTTGGATCTGGATCTATTGGAAATTCAAGTAATGCAGTTTTTGCATCAGCCAATGTTTCAAACTGAATAAAGTTCCATTCATCATCCAAACCCTCTTGTTCTAAAACGACATAGTTAGTCGTAGAGTCAAGATTTACAATACTTCCAAATCTAGACCTAAACCACTGTATGAAATCCAGTTTTTCATATATTTTTGCTTTCCTTGGTTGTAGATCTTTACATGGGCAGTTACAGTATGGATCATCCTCGGGACATCCAGCGTTGCTAACTTCTCCGCCAGGATTTGCACAAATATACTCGTCACGATATGCATACTTTGTGTTCATTTTTGTTTTTTTGCCCTCTTTTACATATTTTCGGAGAGCGTCTATTATTTGTAGATCAGTAGCCATTGTTACAATCTCCCTCACAAAGACCATCATGGGCATTTTCTGCACTGAAGTAATAAATTTTCTTTTTGTCCCCAGTATAACCTTGTGTCAACTTCAATCCAAACAAAGTCAAATCAGTTTGATCAATAACAGATAAGTTTACGACTTGTCCAATAGAAGTCTGTGGACAGTAATCCCCGGTCGATGTTATGTGATAAGATCCAATAGGGTTTGGTGTATATCCTCTGGGATAATCTGTGCTGTCTTTGTTTGTGTTGACTCCAGGTCCAACTAAAGTATCAGCTTCTTTTTCATATGGTGGGTTATCAGGAATATCCGGAAGGCCATCTTCTTCCGCAAAATTAAACAAAGATCTATTCATCACTTCATTTAAGTTGTAAGCTCCTGTATAATCGTAAGTATATCCTCTCCCACCATAGTTCTTTTTAAGAACAAGGAAAGGAGAATATACATCATTATAAAAATCTAAAGTAAATCCTTCTGTGAATTTACCTCGCATTTCTTCGATTGTCAAATTACCAAATATTGCGGCTCGTAGGTTACTTGGAATGGAATCAAACACAGAGTCGTCCGAGCCTCTTATGTTTGCAATCCCATGCAAATCTTTTAAGATTAAATCTTCGCCGGTATTTACATTTTCCAGACCAGGAACTGTGATATTGTTAATTGTTCCTACCGAGGCACCATACCAGTCTAAAATTTCATCATCATCAGTTACTGCAAAGATAGGATCTGCGGTCAATCCCATGAAATTCAGAAGTTCTATCTTTGGTATTAACTCTATTTCTTTCCACTCATATCTAAAAATATTTTTTGCTATTGGATAATAGTCTGTTATTAATACACTTTTCAATTCATCCTGATCATCAGCGATACAACAAACAGAATACTTGTAAATATTCCACTTCTCTTTTAAATCCCTTTTTCTTCTATATTCATCCAACGCTTGGGAAACTGGTGCTTTTATTTCCCTTTTAATTTTCTTGAGAGTTTCTATATTTAACTCAGACATATCCAAATAGTTTTGCCAAAGTTCATTTGGATATTCAGATGTCAGCCCTCTGATGTACTCCATATCAGAGTTTTCGTTGTATTTTCCTTTATCAGACCAACCCCAGATATCATCATAGTTTTTATGAGCCTCAGTCTGAACCAATTCAAAATCATCCGGAATTAAGTGATATGATTCTAACTTTTTCCACTTTTCTTTATCTTCCTGATAATTATATTCATACGTTTTATATAAATACTTTTCATCATCGAATAAGAATCTAGCATATGGATCAAAATAATTTGGTTTGACTATTGTATATCTTCCAAGAAAAGCAGAGCGATCTGACATGTTTCTGGTAAATGACATACCAGAATCATCAACTAGCTTTTTGATTCTAAATGGATCTAGTTCATTAGAAGAAACTGAATATGAGTTTTTACCCGTTGACAACTGCTCGGCTTCCTCTCCCAATAAAGCCTCATGTGACTTATAGTGCCAACCATCAAAGTCTTGCCAAAAGAAATACAAACACGCATTTGGATTTTCTTTTCTAACAGAAAAGGAAGCGGCGTAGTTTATAAGCTCCATCAAGGCCATAGAAATAACAGGTTTTCTTTGTGGTAAAGAAAGGTTATTACCTCTAATCCAAATTGAATTTTGTGTATCTTCTATTTCGAAAGGTTCATCAGAAAAATATTTACCCGCAAGATAATCAATAAGTCCCGGACTACCATCAGCATCATTCCCTGCTATCTTACCCATGAATTCAGTATCACCAGCAAAAGGTATTTCTGATTCATAATATTTCACAGCTTGCTTTGATGAAAACTTTAATTGATAATATCTAAGTTGTTGTCCACCGCTTGTTCTGGTTGTGGTTGTTGGACTCTGTAATTCAACGAACTCATAAACATAAAATGTAGCAGTTTTCCTTGCTTGAACATCTTCAACTGCACTCTCAAAGTCAAGTTCTATTTTTTCATTACCAGTAAAGTTAAAATTATCAATGATATCACCTACACCCAATATGATCAAGTTTCCTGTCATACTGGGACTCAATAATGATTCTGATATAGACATACCACCAAATTGAGATGGTGAGCCTACTGCCAATTGAGCTTCCTGAACATCTTCACCAAGAACACCCATGGAAGAAATTTCATTTCCATTCAGGTCTTCTTTGATTATCTTAAGTTTGTGTATATTACAAGATTTATAATAAATATCAGCCATTATGCTATAACCCTAGATCCTCTTCTGCTAGTTCCTCGGATCATATTAAAATATGCTTGTTTTATTTTAGGAATAAACTTTTTATTTGGAATTTTTAGTATTCTTTTAGAATTATTAATCTTTTCTCTTTCGAACCGAAGAGAAGTCGTCGGAGGAGTAGTTTCATTATGAATGAATTTATACAAAGCAGTTTCAGTATTTAAATTATTAGAAAAATCAAACTGTTCTGTCACCGATCCAGCAGAATCTAATTTTCTATAAGGAGAAATTTCAATTCTACCACCATCCGTTAGAGTAATGAACTTCATCAACATGTCTTTTTCTATTTGTTTTTTATATCTAACTTTAGAATCACCAGTACCATAAACTAAATCATATGTATTTGTTGTTAGGTTTTTTCTGTAAACATAAAGAAGAGGACTTGTTTTTAAATTATCTTCATTGGATGTATTTGTAAATTCTTCTTTTACAACTATTCTTCTAAACTTTTTGTCATAGTACTTTACAACACCAGCTTCTTTCCATTTATCAGAAGAAAGCGCAGTATAAAATACAACAACATCACCTGATTTTATTTTATCCAAAACATCATCAAAGTAATAAGCGGTCCCCCGGAAATCTCTTTCCAATGAATTCTGTTCTTCATCGTAAGAAAGAGGAAAATCCTTATGTGAAATCATCTCATTAAAAAGACCTATCACAAAGAATGCCGAGTGATCCAAATATTCATTATATGCCAGTTTGTCCAAAGAATCAGATTCAATATACTGATGATTTTTGAAAGCAGAAAGATCCTTTTTAAAAGTCTCTGTGAATTTTGCTGTTCTAAAAATATCAACCACTTCAAAAACTTGATTATTTGGCATTGTGTATGATGTTTTGGGAAACTTTTTAAAGTAATTACTACTCATGATTGGAACGCCTCTGATCTGGTTTGAATTCCAGCACGAGGATTGGCCCCGCCTGATGTTTGTGATGCGTTAAACAGGATTGGTTCTATTTCCGTAAACTTAACAACAAGTTCCGTTTTCATGGGATAGATATTGCCTTCCCCGTCTTCAGCCATAGACTTTGTGTCATTTACTACAGATACATCAGATATACCGCACAATTTTGGAGTTCCTATAGTTTGTTCTGTTATATCAATTCCATTATCCCTCTTACATTCAATTGTCCACATGAAAGGAGCAAGAACTCTAGACAACGGACTCAATATATCTTTTTGTCCCAACGAATATGCTTCAAACGCAGAAGAAATATTAGAAATCGCCGTAACGTCGGCCCTACCTCGGGGAACTAATGACCACTTAAATGTAAAGTCTCTTTGTGTTGTGGATTTCCAAGTCATTTCTTGGGACATCATATTCCTTCTTGAAGTTGTCAGCTCACTGGTCTGATCCGAGACCGTATTGATGGCAATCTTTCCGGCTTGTTTGGCGAGGGTTTGTACTGGAGACATTGCATCAATGACCACCGACCCCGCAGCGCCTTTTATTCCATTCCTAGCGTAGGCAGAACTTGTTCTATTAATTATTCCCATAGATTCGACTCCCTGACTAGCCGAGGCGGTGGCCGTTTTACTTATATTGTATGTCTTTGTGGAATCTTCTGGCTCATAATTGTTACCAGTACTTCTTGCTAAATCTTGTGGTAATGGTAGTCTGATCAGTGCGTAAACAGGAATTGCAGAAGGATTTCCCCTTGCTTGCGCTGTACCAGCATATTTTCTGCATGTAATATACATATAACTGTCAATCTCAGATGGAAGCTCTCTGTTTATGGCAGGATAGGCAAAATTTGGGTTAGATACTGGCATTTTTTCTCCTTGGGCCTAACTATATATGTTAGAACTATGGCATATAAAACAAAATTTAATCCAATAAACACAAGCAAATACGCTGGAAATGTGAAAAACATCATTTGCAGATCTTTGTGGGAAAGAAAAGTCTGTAAATATTTAGATGAAAATAAAAATGTTTTACAATGGGGAAGTGAAGAGCTGATAATTCCATATGTTTCACCAGTTGACAATAAAGCACATCGATACTATCCAGACTTTATAGCAGAAATAAGAACAAAAGACGGTGATGTAAAAACATTTGTTATAGAAGTCAAACCAGAAAAACAGACAAAAAAGCCACAAAAGAAGAAGAAGTCCAAAAGAACATTTTTATCAGAAGTAAAAACTTATGC